TAATCGCTATCGCCGCTTCTTTGAAGAACACGGCTGGGTCATCAGCGTCATGTCCGTCCGGCCAAAGTCCGTCTACATGCAAGGGCTCTTCCGGCACTGGAATCGCCGAACCAAAGAAGACTTCTGGCAAAAAGAACTCCAGCATATCGGCCAGCAGCCCATCCTAAACAAGGAACTTTACGCCGATCACTCGACACCGGAAGGCACTTTCGGCTATCAAGATCGTTATGACGAGTACCGTAGGCAGGAAAGCAGCGTATCGGGCGAGTTCCGCCAGACTGAACTCAACTTCTGGCATATGGCTCGCGACTTCAGCGGCGATCCCACGCTCAACGGTGACTTTGTTGAATGTGTGCCTACCGAACGCACGTTCGCCGTTCCCTCGGAGGACGTCATCTACGCAATGTGCCGGCACTCGATCCAGGCCCGCCGGCTAGTAGCCAAGACTGGTTCATCGTTCATCTTCTAAGGAGGCTTCCATGCCGAAACACCCACGATTGGACGAACACGGGCGCGAGGTTAATAAATCTCCGCCTGTCGCCGTAAATGTCGGCGTCTCTCGCGCCCCGTCCATGCTTGACCTCATCCAGCATCAAGTTAAGCTGGCCAAACTGGCAGAGCAGTATGAGATACGAGAAACAGAGGAGGAGGCTGACGACTTCGATATTCCTGATGATCCTCCTGACCCCGACAGCCCTTGGGAAAACGACCACATACCCAGTGTCAGGGATATGCGTATGCAAACCGAGAGTCTACAACGACAGCTTGATGAAGCTGAATCTCGAGCTAAAGATGTACCGGCTGCCAAGCCACAACCTCAGCCGGTACCCTCGGAGCCGCCCGCCTCGCCCGACTAGGGCGGGCGGCGTAGGGGGTACCCTTGGTGGGTCCCCCTCTTCACTTGCTCCGTTGAAAGAGCGCGCGCTAGCGCACATTAAAGTTAGGAGCCTAGCCTGCGAAGTCAGGCGCGCACCCAACCCAACCAACCGCACAGTACCTTACTTGATATGTACTGTGCTAAGTGACACCAAAGACGATGGCCAAAAGAAGTAAATCAGGTAGCTCACGCGCAGGGACAACGAGAACCTCACCACTCAAACCGGTCTCTAGCCTCCGGCTGTCTGTCCCTGTTAATCTAGGCCTCGTCACTGTCACACCCTACGCAGAGGTAAGACGTCGTGGATTATACCCCGGACAAGATCGTAGACTCTACCGACCAGACCGTTCCGTTCGGCCCCCTGGAGCGACTACACGCAACGCTACACGACTTAATCCAGATCGCTTGGGAAACTCACTTCGGGCAGGAGTGCGATTTTCTATACCTTCGAAAGTTCACCTATGTCGGAGGCGAAAAATGCGTAGACAAGTTCTCCATGCGCTTAAACTTACTCGTGGCGGAAAGTCCGGGCGAGGGCGCAAAAACCGCAACTTTTGGTCTGCAATTAAATGTTAGGGAAATAAGGCTATGCTCAGTGCAATTCTCGGAGCGGTAGGATCAGGCGTCTCCGCGTTAATGGGTCGATCGGCCCAAAAGAAACAAGAAAAGGCCGCCCTACGCCAAGAAGCGCTTCAGCGCGAGTTCGCTCAAAACGCTATCCAATGGAAGGTCAAAGATGCCAAAGCCGCCGGAATCTCCCCGCTCTACGCTCTGGGTGCAAATACTCATAGCTACGCTCCTGTCTCTGTTGGTGGCGGCGGCTACACACCGGACCTTGGAGCAATGGGTCAGGATATTGGTCGAGCGATCGACGCCACCCGCTCCCCCGGCGCCAAAATCGACGCCTACACAAAAACCGTCCGCGATCTCTCGCTCCAAAGAATGGGATTGGAAAATGAACTGCTTAGTTCTCAGATCGCAAAGGTACGACAGGCTGGCCAGCCGCCTGGGGTCCCCAGTGACTCCACGGATTACCTCATTACCGGCCAAGGCAATACTGTCACCTCAACGCCCGGCCTTCGTGAGGAATTCAAACGTTCTCCCGCCCGCCCTGGTCAACCCAGTGCTGAACTCGGCACGGTGTCCGACATCGGGCACGTTCGGACCGCTGATGGAGGTTACGCAGTAGTCCCGTCGGAAGAAGCCAAGCAACGTCTTGAGGACCAGCTACTCCCGCAAATCCAGTGGAACATTCGCAACATCATTTCCGAGTGGTGGAATGGCACCGATCACGGCGCTCCCGTCCACATGAAGAAAAACCTGCCCAAAGGAAAGAGGCTTCAATACAACCCACTCACAGGCAAGTACTACCGGACTAACGATTTTAGGAAATGGTATCGATAGGAGAAAACATGAGACGATATCGTAGATCACGCCGCAGCTATCGTAGACCTCGCGGCCGTAGGCGCTACTCTAGCAGGAGACGTGGTTCAATCAGAAGGGTTCGCGTCGGCTTCAGGATGTAAATGAAGTGTAAAAACCCGTACGTCACCGGCAAGAAGGCATTTGGCTGTGGCCAATGCCTCTCTTGTCGGATCAACAAACGCAGAATTTGGACCAACAGGATACTCTTGGAGGCTTCACAGCATGAACACAACGTCTTTGCAACGCTCACCTATAACGATGCTAACTTACCTTCGGACTTTAGCGTTAGAAGCGAAATATTCAGCGGGTTCATTAAACGGCTTAGAAAAAACAGCTCAGTTAAACTGCGTTATTTTGGAGTTGGAGAATATGGTGACCTCTCCGGACGGCCTCATTATCACGCGGCTATTTTTAACTTTCCCAGTTGTGCTTGGGGAAGAACCCGGCATGACCGAGATTTTTGCTGTGCTGCGTGCCATGAGATTGCTAAAGCTTGGAGCAGAGACGGACAGCCTCTCGGAGGAATCGACCTCGGAGTCCTTGAAAGAAAGAGTGCAGCTTATATTGCAGGTTACACTGTCAAAAAAATGACTTCCCCGGATGACGACCGTTTAGAAGGTCGCTACCCGGAATTTGCCACTATGTCCCGTAAGCCAGGGATAGGATATGGAATCGTAGAAGATATCGCTAGTTCTCTGATGTTATCGGAGGTTGATGAAGGATTAGAAGATGTCCCGAACACGATACGGTCGATGGGCCAGGAATGGCCGCTCGGCAGGTACCTCAAACAAAAGCTACGCGCGCAGATCGGGCGTTCTGAGAAGACGCCCCAGGCGGTCCTCGACAAGATGGAAGAAGAATTGTACATTTTGTGGAAAGATGCGCAGACGGCTCCAAGTGGGCTTAAACAGGCGAGCTTTAAAGCGCTTATTCAAGACACGTTCAAACAAGCGCGCATGAATCTAGAAGCCAAAGAACGAGTAAGGAAAAAACGTGAAAAGATCTAAGTTCTCGCTATCAAATTTTAAACTTCTGAGCTGTAATATGGGCAACCTAGTCCCTATTGGTGTTTTGGAGGTTCTCGCCGGTGACTCTATCCAACAGTCTACTTCTGCTCTTATCCGTGCCGCTCCTTTGCTGGCTCCTGTTATGCATCGAGTGGATGTTCGTATTCATCATTGGTTTGTCCCCAACCGCATCATCTGGGAAGATTGGGAAACGTTTATCACAGGCGGCCCGGACGGCAACGATAGTAGCGAGTATCCGACAATCGACATGGGCGGTTCTGGCGCTGCCGTTGGCAGCCTCGCTGATTATTTGGGCGTGCCTACTGGCGTTGCTAACTTGGAAGTGAGCGCCCTTCCCTTCCGCGCCTATAACCTGATCTTCAACGAATGGTATCGTGATGAAGACCTTGTATCCGAACTGGCCCTCTCTCTTGCCAGCGGTGCCGATTCGACGACCGCCACGGACCTCGTTAATTGTGCCTGGGAGAAAGACTATTTCACCAGCGCTCGCCCTTGGGAACAAAAAGGCCCGGACATTACCGTTCCGCTCGGCACTTCGGCTCCTGTATCTGGCATTGGTTTCGAAGGCGCCCAAGGCGACCTCCAACACGATCAATCCGTTCGAGATAGTGATGGATCGGACCCAACTTACGCGGATGCTTGGCAAGACTCCTCGACCGCAAGTAACAATCCTCGCCTACTCGTCCGAGCTACCACTGATGCGGCCACTACTCGACCCGACGTTTATGCTGACCTAAGCGCGGCTTCAGCAGTTACCGTAAACACCTTGCGCCAAGCGCTAGCGCTACAACGAATCCAAGAGGCTAGAGCACGATATGGATCACGATATGTCGAATACCTTCGATTCCTCGGCGTTCGATCAAGCGACGCACGGCTACAGCGACCCGAATATCTCGGAGGTGGAAAGCAGGCTATCAACTTTAGTGAAGTTTTGCAGACAGCAGAAGGAAGCAACCCTGTCGGAGAGATGCGCGGCCATGGAATATCTGCAATGCGCTCTAATCGCTATCGCCGCTTCTTTGAAGAACACGGCTGGGTCATCAGCGTCATGTCCGTCCGGCCAAAGTCCGTCTACATGCAAGG